ACGCTGCGCGCTCGAAAGTCTGTATCTGCCTCGGCGGACTTCGATCTTGCTGACTGGGACGTACTTAGTGACGGTATCGCCGACGTGTTGCTGCATCATTCTGACGATCTGCGCAAGCTGACATTCGGCTTCACGCTGACAAGCGGTCGCAGTTTTCAGCATACGATGCAGATTCCCGTTCCGATCTATCGCGGCGTCTTCGAGCCTGACTATGCGCTCGGCTTCTATTCAAAAGGCGATCAAGTCACTTATGACGGCTCGCAATGGATCTGCACTGTCGACGAGACAGTCGAGAAGCCGGGCAACTCGAAGCACTGGACGCTCAGCGTCAAGCGTGGTCAAAACGGTCGTGATCTGCGATCAGATGCAGCGTCGACGGCACCGAAGCCGATTCAACTGAACGGAAACGGTAAACCATGACGATCAGTCTAGTCACGCTGCAACGCGCAAAGATGCATCTGCAGATCGTCGACAATACGCACGACGCCGACATTCTATTCAAAGCACAGCAGGCGTCACGACTCGTCATTGACGTCTGCAAGATCGATCTCGGCAGTCCCGAACAGTTGCCATGGGCCGGAGGTGTCGTGCCAGAGATTTATCAGATGTGGACGCTGCTCATCTGCGCCTGTATTTATTACAATCGCGAGTCCGACGTCGCCGACATCTTGTCGAAAATCAATGGCGTCATCAGTCTCTATCGCTATCCCTCTTGGGCATAAATGGTCACAGTTCAAGCTGACAAAATAATCTTCGATCAGATTCGAGAATTGGAGCATGAACGCTGGCGAAAACGCCTCGCGTTGAAAGGCAATGTCGGGCATCGACACTTCACGCCTGATAATGCCGACAACTTTGAAGGCAAGCTCGGCGAATGGGCCGTTTGCGAATGGCTAGGAACGCAGCTCGATAGAACGATCAGGCTCAAAGACGACGGCGGCGTCGACGGCTATCTGCCGGACGGTCGCAGCTATGACGTCAAGGCCGTCTGGAAGAAATCGAATGCACGATTCTTGCCGCATCTTTCATTCAAGCATCATGATCACTTTCGCGCCGATGTCGCGTTTTTAGCGATAGTTGATCGCGAATATTTCATCGTGACAGTCTTTCGAACCATTACGCGCGCCGAATTCAACGGTGGATGCGTCGAGATCGGTAATGATTTAGTAAAGCGCGATGACTGGATCAAATCAAAAGTTCATGGGCATTTTTATGGCATGTTGAATCAGTCGCTCGATGCTGGCGGCGGTTGTTTGATGCCATCTGAATGCATGAATGAGGTTCATCTGCTCGACGTCTCGACGTCTCGATGCTCTGAGCCGCAGCCGTTACTGTTGGGGCGCCGCGAACTCTCGCTCGATGAAGCGAATAATCAGACGCCGCGCTTTCCGCCGAATCAATACTTGCTCGACTTTCTATCGGATCGACACGCATGAAACCGCTTCTCTCACTAGTAACCGGCACGCGCAATCGCCAGCAGAGTTTTGATCGCTTGCTCAATTCGATCGCGTCACGCACCCAAGCACATTGGGAGCTGATCGTCTCTGACGCTTCAGATGCAGATGCGCCGCTGCGCTGCGTGCATCCCTTCGTCAATGTCTTGCCTGAACGTCCGCGACTCGGCTGCACGAAGGGCTACAATCGCGCCTTCGCCGCTGCGCAGGGCGACTTCGTAATCTGGTTGAATGATGATGCTGAAGTTCTCGACGGCTATGACGTCGCCGCAATTCAGTTCATGCGCGAGCATCCATCGATCGGACTCGGCTGCCTGCCCTATCGCGAGATGTTCTACAAGAACGCAGCGCGACCGTTCGCGATCAATTCCTACTTCGGCATGATCTATGCGAACTTTGGAATTCTGCGGCGCGAATTCGGCGACGCGATCGGCTGGTTCGATGAAGATCTGCCGATGTATGGCAATGACAATTCGATCGCGTTTCGCACGCTGCTCGCTGATAAAGGCATCGCTGCTGTGCCGCATGAATCGATCATTCATCACTGTGAGCAGGATCAAGAGCGCGTCGTCAATGATGTTTATGCGATACGCGTTGAAGCCGTGAACACGCTGCTGCGCAAGTACGGACCGCACATGATGCCGATGCGCGCGACGTATGAACGACACGGCGGCACGACGGTCGCCAAAGATCAGACGCCGCAATGGGCGCTGAATCAACTCGCGCAGATCGCTCTATGAAGTTGCATGTCGGCTGCGGCACAGTGTATCTGCGCGATTGGATCAATATTGACATGCCGTCGCCGCGCACGTTTCTCGCGAGCGAGCGACCTGATCTTGTGGTGAAATGGACCACGACCGACGATGATTACTTTGCAAAGCATCGGGAGATCAATCGGGAGACATTACGCGATGGGCCGCTCGATCAAGAAATGGTTTGCGATCAATTCGGGAATTTCACGTCGCTTTGTTTCCGCGATGGTTCGATCAACGAACTCCTTGCCCGTCATTGCTTCGAACATCTATCGCCGACCGAAGCGCGACTGGCGCTCTGTGGCCTTCGCGAGATCATGGCGCCGGATGGCGTCGTCCGCATCGATGTCCCGGATCATGAGGCCACCATCGAAGCATTGCTGATGACAAAGGATCGGTTTTATATTCGGCATCTGCTCGGACCGCGACGCAATGACTTCGGCTTTCACATCATGAGCTATACGCGGGATCGACTGACGGCGCTTTTTGAAGGTCACGGGTTTAAATTCGCAGGCGAAGAGAAAAACATTCATTTCTATCCGGCATTTTGTCTGCGCTTCACAAAGCAATAATGGCGAACGAGTCACAGCTCATCATCAGCGGAATTCTTGAAACACAGCGCTTGTCGGCAAAGACAGCGCAGATCACCGATCTGATGCGCGAGCGGCCGACACAAGCGACAGACTCGCAGATCGGCGAGCACTTCGCGGCGCTCTCTCGCGCCTATGGACAGATCGCGGCAGCTCATCTGTTCAGATCGGAATGGTGTTATGTCGAGCCTGAATGGTTCGATCATCGTCTGCACTTGCTCGATCCTGAAACGCATTTCAACGACTTCTGGACGGCTTCAAGCGATAACGTGATCAGCGTTCTGCCGCTCGGTGGTCGTTTACTCGATCTCTGTTCTGGCGACGGCTTTTATGATTATTGGTTCTATCGTCATCGTGCGCAGATCGTAGGCATCGAAAAGAATCAAGCCGTTTTTGATTTCGCATGCCTGCATCATGGCGATATGTCGATCAGTTACGAACTTGCCGATGTGCTGACATATCAGCCGAAGCCTGAGCACTTCGACACGGTTGTCATTCGCGGCGCGATCGAGCACTTCACGCGCGATGATCAGCAGCGCATCTTTCGCAAGGCATGGACGGCGCTCAAAGAAGGCGGCTGGTTCTGCGGCGATACGCCTGCAAAGCGCGGCGAAGAAACGAAGGCACTTGAGGCGCACGAGTATGAATGGCGCGACGAGCAAGAGATGCGCGAAGAATTGAGCTGCGTTTTCAAAGTCGTCGAGTGTCGAACGCTGATCTCGCGAAATCGCACAACTCTGCTGTGGAAATGCCAGAAATGAAGATCGCGATCGTTGACACGTATTATTCAGACGCGATCAAGCGCATGCCGTTTGATTCGTGCGGCGCCTACGCACGAGAACTCGAACGCACGCTCGCCTTTGAGTTCGGGACAGGCGACTTCTATTCGTATAACCTGAAGGCGCAGGGATGGGATGTCGTCGACATCATCGCGAATCACACGCCGCTGCAGCAGCTTTGGCAACTGGAGCATAACTACGAGCCGCGCGCATCAGCGCAGCAGATCGTCAATGCGCAGCTCGAAGAAGCAAAGCCGGATGTGATCTTTCTGCAAGATCTCAGCTTCTTCGAGCTGTCGCAATTGCTCGATCTGAAGAAGCAGGGTTATCTGATTGCGGGTCAATGCTCGTGCCGCTTGACGCACTCGACACTGATCAAAGAGATCGATTATCTCTTCACGAGCTTTCCGCATTATCTCGATCGATTCAAATTCATCGGCGTACCCCATGTGATCTATCTGCCGCTCGCCTTCGAGCCGCGCATGCTGACGCCTGAGCGTCAAGCGATGACGCGCGATCTCGACATTCTCTTCATCGGCGGCGTTGGTGAAAGCTCGTATTGGATTCAAGGCACGATGATGCTCGACGCGATCGCGCAGCGCTTCGGTGATCGCTTTCACTGGTACGGCTACGGGCGCGAGAGCATTCGACGCAACTCGGCGCTCTGGAATGCCTATCGCGGTGAAGCATGGGGCGTCGATCAGTACGACCTTTATGCGCGGGCGAAGATCGTGATCAATCGGCACGGTGAGATTGCCGAAGGTTACTCGAATAACTTGCGACTCTACGAAGCGACCGGCATGGGTGCACTCGTCATGACGGAAGACTCAAAGAACATCGACGAACTCTTTCCCGGTCATTCGATAGTCGCTTATAACAGCGCTGATCATCTCGAAAGCCTGATCGTTCATTTTCTCGAACAGCAATCATTTCGCGAGCAGATCGCGGCGAGCGGTCAAGCGCACACTGTCGCAAGACATAATTATGCGCAACGCATGCAGATCGTCTCTGACGTGCTGACGCCAGCGATCGTCTATCAATGAACAACAACACGACTGCGATCATTCAAGTCTTCTATCCTGAGCGCGAAGCCTTTCTCGGCAAGATTCTCGACAGTCTTGCGCTTGTCAGCGCAATCGAAAAGATCATCGTCTGGATCAATGGCAACAGATACCGCATGCGCTATGCGCGACCCAATCTGCAGACGATTCACTGCTCGTTCGATACACTGATCGGACAATACGCAGCGGCATTCGTCGCGCCGTCGCCGATGATCTATTGCCAGAACGACGATCTCGTTGTCGAGCCGTCATCGATCTCGCGCATGCTGACAACTGCTGAGAAGCTGCCGACAATGATCGTGGGTTTGCTCGGCTCAAACGTCGCGCGCGACTCGGCGACGCCATACAGCGCCAGCGAATCGATGAACTGCGGTCATTGCGACATGCTCGTCGGTCGAGCATGGGCTGCCGACAAGCAAGCGCTGATCAGCGGCTTCGAGCGCTCGCTCGCGCTGAATATCAATCCTGAACGCGGCGAGGATATGTTCTGGACGTGGAAACGAGCGTGGGTTGAGCCGAATTGCAAATGGGAGGATCTACCGACGAATGGCGTCGGGCTTTGTCATGAAGCGAATCATGCTGCCGAGCGGGACAGATGGGCGCAGCATTTGATAGGCTGCGAACGATGAGACAATACACGACACTCTTCGACAGCAACTATCTCGCGAAGGGACTCGCGATGTATACGTCTCTGAAGCGTCACAGCAGCGAAGCGTTCATGCTGCATATTCTCTGCATGGATCGCCAGACCGCCGAGATTCTCGATGCGCTCAAGCTCGAATGCGCGTGCCTCTATCCGCTCGACGCATTCGAGATCGAGCTGCAACTGAAGAGCGTCACGCGCGATCGCGACTGGCGCGAATATTGCTGGACGCTGGCGTCAGTCTTCACCGATTACGTGCTGGAGAAGGCGATCGTCATCGAGACGACGCACGCAGGCTCGAAGGCGCGCGAATTCATTTACGGCACGCTCGCAGGCATCATGGACGAGATCACCTATCTCGACGCCGACTTATTCTTCTTCAGCGATCCTGAGCCAGTGTTCGCAGAGATCGGCAGTCGATCGATAGCGGTGACGCCTCATCGATTGATACCGCAGAAGAAATATCTTGAAGTGAATGGCAAGTTCAATGTCGGTTGGGTCACGTTCAAGGCTGACGCGATCGGTCGCGAATGCGTTCGACATTGGGCGCAGCAGTGTCGCGATCGATGCTCGTCGCTCGTCGGCTGCGGTGACCAGAAATATCTCGATGAATGGCCCGAGCGTTACGGCGCCGCGCTCTGCGAGATTCAGCACATCGGCTGCAATGCTGCGCCGTGGAACGTCGGCAACTGGAACGTCGATCGGCATCGCGACAGCATCGATGCTGCACCCCGTCTCGATGGTCAGCCGATCATCTGCTTTCATTTTCACGAGTTCAACGAAGGCGAAGACGGGCGCTTGACGTTGACACATTATCGAATTCGCGCTGAAGATCTTGAATTGATCTATCAGCCATACATCAGTGCTTATCGCGCCGCTCAAGAGCGGATCACAGCGATCATGTTACTGCGGCAGCTTACGCAGTCGATCTATAAACTCGAAAGCGAGCGCGCGTGAAGCAATATATCTACACGCCAGAGCAGGCAGGCTTGAGCGTGTTTCCTCAGGGCGAGCTGCGGCTCGACGGCATCGAGATCACGACGAATCCGGCTGACGCCGATCTGTTCGTCTGCCCCGCGCCGCTGCACTTGTTCACGAGAGCAACGGATCTGGATCGCTTTGCATTCATCGCTGAGCATGAAGAGCGGCACGTCTTCTTCGATTGCAGCGATTATGAGATTCAGTATCCGAAGCGCTCGATCTTCATTCGATGCAACACGCGCGAATGGTATCTCAAGACAGCGCCGAACACGATCTCTTGGCCTTGGCCTGTCGAAGACTTCGGCGACTGCGCTGAAGTGCCGAAGCAGGGCTTCAAATATGACGTCTCGTTTCATGGCTGGATTCGATCGCACGAGTCGCGCCGCATCTCAGTTGACGCGTTAGTCGGTCACGACTTGAAGCTCGACACGGCTTGCTATGCCGACTTTACGGGCTATCTGAAGACAGACAGCGCTGAATTCATACATCGCCGCTCTGAGTTTAAGCGCTCGATGCGCGAGTCACGATTCGCGCTTTGCCCCGAGTCGATCAACGGCGTCTTTCCTTATCGCTTCTTTGAGGCAATGAGCGCAGCGCGTATGCCAGTGCTCGTCGGCTCCGACTTCGTGTTTCCATTCGCTGACAGAATTCCTTATGACGAGTTTGTCATTCACATCGAGCGCGATCGTCGGCATCTGACCGGCGCAATCATCGCCGAGCGACTGCGCTCGATGTCAGACGCAGAAATCATCGCGCGCGGCACTCGCGCTCAACTGTTCTGGACGGCGCATCTGCATCGCGATTATTGGGAGCGACTATGGACTGCTGAAGTCGTCAAGAAAGTCGAGCAATTATGCGCATCGCGATGATCTCGTGCGACGCCTACAGTGACGCATGGATGCCGTTCGCCGCGCTGTTCGATCGCTTCTGGCCCGACTGCCAGTATCCGCGCGACATCATCAGCGATTGCGGCACAAATGATCAGTGGCTCAATCTGCTTGAGAACTATGCGCTGAAGCAGAGCGAGCCGTTTCTGCTGATGCAAGAAGATTTCTTCATCAGCGAGCCAGTACAGGTCGATCTCGTCAAGCATGCGCTCTCGCTGCTCGATGACGAGCGAGTCGGCTGCGTGCGCTTGCTGCCAATGCCGGGCGGCACTGTCGAGATCAACGATCCTTTCTTTGCGGGAATGGACATCAATGCCGAATATCGGATTTCGTGTCAGGCGGCAATCTGGCGCCCGTCTTACTTGGCAGCGATTGCAAGAGCCTGCCCCCGCAAAAATCCTTGGCGCTTTGAACTCGATGGAACTGAGATCTCGCGCTATGTGCCGCAGTTGATTCTGTCATTCAAGCGGGACGTGCAGCCGTGGCCGATTAATTATCTATGCAGCGCCATCACAAAGGGGCGATGGGATCGCACGGCAAAGATGCTCTGTGATCGTGAAGGCATTCATGTCGACTGGTCGCGCCGACCGTTCATGACGGCAAGGTAAACAAACATCATGGAAATCGAACACAAGATCTGTCCCAAGTGCGGCAAGAAATTCAACTGCACGAAGAGCCAATCGCCCGATATGTGCGACGAAGACTTCGAACGATCAGATGCGCGTCGCCGATTGCCTGCGAAGTCTCGGTTGGCAACGAGATCCTACAACGAAGCGCATTCACGGACAGGCGACAAAGGTTTGGTTTCCACCGACGAAAGAGATCGAATGATGGGGTGTCACAGGGGTGTCAACAGAGGTATCACAAGGTGTCACACCTGTGTTTTCAACATTGTGACTCCTGTGACACCTTTTATAGGTAAAACTCTAGTACCAGCATCAGTTGGAGAACTTATAAGAAACGGTGTCACAGGTGTCACGGTGTCACATTCGCTGCCCCGTGGTTCAGCCGTGAACGCTATTCGTCACCGCGATGAGACGCGTTCAACGTATCACTGGCTACAATCATCCGTAGCAGATAAGGCGAGTGTCCTGTTGAAGATAGGGCCGGGCATCGCACGAAAATGGAACACGCCGACGTAGAACGCCAAACTCACGCCGCCGAGCCAATGAATCTGATCAGTTGCATCATGCCTGCGCGTGGACGTTCGTTGATGGCGCAACGCGCGCTGCGTTCGTTCTTAGTGCAGAACTACGAGCACAAAGAGCTGATCATTGTCGACGATCTGCACGAGCCGGCATTTGCGATGCGTCCCGACTTTAGCGGCGTCACCTATATTCGTGACGAGTCGCGCTCGATCGCATTGAAGCGCAATCACTGCTGCGCGCTCGCGACAGGCGATCTCATTGCGCACTGGGATTCCGACGATTGGTCTGCCGAGACGCGGCTCAGCGCGCAGTTCAAGATGCTGCAGTTGAGTCAGCGCAGCGTTGCGGGTTTCTGCTCAATGCTCTTCGCTGACGAAACAAACAACGACTTTCGCAAATACGAGCACAGCCCCGACTATTACGCGCTCGGCACCTCGCTCGTCTATCGTCGCGAATTCTGGCAGGCGAATCCTTTCAAAGAACGCATTCGCCCGTGGGGCGAAGATAACGTCTTTGTCGATACGGCTCGTGATCTGCATCAGCTTGTCAGTCGCGACGCCGAGCAGTTGATGGTCGTCGGCATTCATTCCGACAACACATCACAGAAACGCATGGAGCTGCTGACAGCCGTATCGAGAGATCAGATTCCGCAGGAGTTTTTTATCTAATGCCGCGCGCTGGCGAGCTGTCGGATCGCATTCGATTCGAGCGACAGGTAATCACTTATCCGTTTCATCCAGACTCGGCAGTCTTCTCGTGGGACCCTGAGCCGTTTCTCACGCCAGCAAAGCCCGAGCGGCTAAGCGAGATGGGCTGCACGTTCACGCTGAATTATCGCAGCGACATTACACCGGCAAGCCATCGCATTAAGTGGGAGGGGCGTATCTGGATCATCGCATCGGCGACGCATGATCTGAAGAAGCGCACGCTGATCATCGATTGCGATACAGCGCTCGTCGAAACGACGCATATGCAGTCAGTCGAGACGGAATTCATCGATAACGTGCCGGTCATTCGGCCGCGCGAATAACCCTACAACAATTTTCAATCTGATCACCGGAGGATACGAGCATGGCTACAGGCGCGTTCATTGGTTCTCAAACAATTCTGGCGATTGCCGATCATGGTTCGCCGTTTAACTATGCAACGATCGGCGAGATCGACAACATCAGCCCGATCGCCGTCAAGAAAGATCTCGTCGAAGTCACGCATCTGCAGTCGACGGCAAAAGAATTCATCGGCGGTCTTTCGGATGGGCAAGAGATCACGATCGTCTGCAACTTTCTACCGGCGAATCAGCCGCAGATCGACATGCTTGCCTATGCGGCAACAACCAGCGTTGCGCAGAATTTCAAGTACACGCTGCCGTCAGCAAGCGGCGGCACAAAGAACACGACTTTCGCTGGCGTCGTGCTCTCATCGTCTGTCGGACCGACAACACCGAACACGGCGACAAAAGTGACGTTCGGCGTGAAGATCTCTGGACCTGTCGCCGCATTCGCATAATTGAAAGGACTCTATGTCAAGGATTCTGGGGCGCGGCGATAAGCTCGCGTCGAAACGCAAAACGATCACTGTCGAGATTCCCGAGCTGGAATGCTCGATCATTCTTCGCGAGCTGAGCTGGAAAGGCATCGTCTCGTCAGAAGGCGATACGAACAAGCGACTCGCGATGATGATCGTCGACGAGAACGGCGAGCAGGTTTATCAGACTGATGAAGAAATCGACTCGCTAAGCGACATGGGCGCGACAGCCTATGCACGAATCGCCGCTGAAGCTGGCAAGCTGAATAAGTCCACAGCCGAAGCGGTCGCTGAACTCGCAAAAAACTCACAAGCCAGCGAGAGCGATCATTCCGCATAGTTCTCGCTGGCTATCTCGGCAAGTTTCTTCATGAGATCGACGAGCTGCCAGCGTCAGAAGTCGTCGAGTTTATGACGTACTACGATCGCGTCGGTCCATTCGGTGATCGACGCGCCGATGCTCAAGCGGCGTTGATTGCGCAAACGATCTCGAACATCTATAGAAACAAAGATCGAGATCCCTACACGATTGAAGACTTCATGCTCAAACTGAAACCGTCAGAAGCCGTGCAGGCGCCGACACGCAAGCAGACGGCTGAAGAGCAGTTTGCAATCTTCGAAGCTGTGCGCATTGCGCAAAACGCACAGTGGGAGAAAGCCAATGCCTAAAGATAACGTCGATTTTCTCATCAGCGGCTTTCCAGAGCTTGACGCTGCACTCGATAGGCTCAGGCTGTCAGTGCAGCGTTCAGTGATCGTTAAAGCCGTGCGCGCCGGTTCAGAGCCGATCGTGCGCGCCGCTAAGGCGAACGCGCCACAAGCGAGCGGCAAGCTGCAGAACGAGATCACGACGCAATTGATGACATCAGAAAACACGGTCGACGAAGTAACGATTCGCATCGGACCGACGACTAAAGCGTTCTATGGATCGTTTCAAGATCGCGGCACAAAGAACGTCAGCGGCAAGCATTGGTTCACCCGCGCTGTCGACAACGCGACGCCTGCAGCGCTCGATGCGATTGCAGGCGCGTTGAAGACTGAGATCGAGAAGGCTACGAAATAATGCCCAAGGTTTCTGAAGGTCTCTTCACTGAACTGAAGCTCGTCGTCGACGACTGGACAAAGAACGTCAAGCAGGCGCAAGCCGACTCGAAAGAGCTTGAGAAGTCGTTAAAACCAGTGAAGACGGCTGCGCTCGAAATGGGCGAAGCGCTGTCAGCAGTCGGCGGCGCCGTCGTCGGCTCGCTGCTGTTGATGACAAAACAGGCCGCTGACTATGGCGATGCGATTCGCGACGCCTCGATTCGAACGAACACGACAACGAAGGAGATGTCGGCGTTCAAATACTTAGCGGAACAGACAGGCACATCGACAGAAGCGCTTCAAAAAGGTCTGACGATTCTTGCGAAGAATGCGTACAACAACTCAGCGGCCTTCAAAGACTTAGGCGTCACGACAAAAGACAGCAACGGCAATCTGAAGTCATCGAAAGAACTCTTCGGAGAAGTCGCCGACAAGCTGTCGGTGATGAAAGATGGCACGGCGAAGACAGGCGTTGAGCTGGCGCTCTTCGGCAAGTCGGCAACGCAGATGCAGGAGTTGTTGAACGGCGGCGCGCAAGGCATCGACGCGGCGGCTGCGGCGACAGAGCGATTTGGTACAGCAGTCGGCACTGATGCCGCAAATGCTGCCGACAAATTCAATGACACGTTGAATGATCTCGGACAGGCGCAGCTCGGTCTGAGTCAGGCGGTATCGGCGGCGCTGTTGCCGATGCTGACAGAGCTTGCCGTCATCGTCACGAATGCCGTAATTAAGGTGCAAGAGTTCACGAATGCGCATCCCGAGCTGATCAAAAACGTCTTACTACTCGCCGCTGCGATCGCCGGTGCAGGCGGCTTGCTGCTCGGCGTCGCTGGCGTCATCACGATCATGCCTGCACTGACAGCAGCCTTCATCGCACTGACGGGTCCAGTCGGTCTCACAGTCGCCGCGATCGCCGCTCTCGTCGCCGCGTTCGCTTACTTTCCACAGTTGCGCGATGTCGCCGTCGATGCGCTCAAATGGATCGTCGAAGGTCTAGGGCAGTTTGCATCGCTGCTCGGCAGCGTCGGTCAATCGCTGATGCAGCTCGCAACGGGGCAGTTTCAGCAAGCCTTCGATACGATCAAGAACAGTGGCGGCAAGGCGTTCGAAGATGGCAAAGCTGCTGCGAACAAACTAGATGAGGGATTGAAGTCGCTCGGCGACTCGCTAAAGAGTCTGCGCGAAGACTTTTCGAAGATGCCTCCGCCGATTGAGCAAGTCAATGACGGACTCGAAAAGACGGCAAAGAAGGTCAAGACTGTATTCGATGCCGCCGATGCGCTAACGATCAAATGGGGCGAGATGCGCGGTGCATCGCTCAAAGTCGCCGCTGAGATCGACAAGCAAGTTCAGACATTGGCGAATTTAGACGTTGCGATCGCCAGAGCCGCATCGGCAGCGCATCAGATCTCGATTGCTAATGAAGAATGGGCGGACACGATCGCCACACTCGACGCTGGACTGCGCAAGCTGCCTGTCGACGCTGCCGATGCGCAAACGAAACTGCTGATGCTGAAGCCGCCGCCGATTGATCTCGGGCCGACGCCTGAGCAGATCGCGGCATCAAAGGCGCGTTATCAAGATCTGTTCAATAGCGTGCAGGATACGGCGAAGCAGGTCTTCGTCGAAATCGGCGTCAATGGCAAGAACGCGTTTCAAGTGCTCGCTGACGCGGCAAAGGGCATATTCGAAACACTCTGGACGCAGATTCTAAGCGAATTGACAGCGAAGCTCTTGACGCCGCTCGTCGACAAGATCAGCGGAGCGCTTAGCGGCGTCATTAGCAAGATTCCCGGTCTCGGCAGCGCTGCAGTCGGTGCGGGAACGTCGGCAGCCGGATCGGCAGCAGGCGGAATTGCTGGCTCTGCTGGCTCTATAGGCGCAGGAGCAGCAGGCAGCGGTCTCAGTCTAGCCACAGGTGGTCTGCTGGCTGCTGGCGCGGCCGTAGGGGGCATTCTCGGCGGCATTCTCGGCAATGACAAGCAGGCGCAAAAAGAGACCGCCTACAATACGGCAATCACCTATAAGACGCTGATCGGCATCAGCGACGAGCGGCTCATGCCGATATTGAATCTTGTCAACTTCATCGCGAGCAAAGACTTTTGGGGTGAGATCGAAGACGATATTGGATATTGGGCAACGCAGATCGCAAATGTCACTGCCGAATGGGGCGTCAACATCGTCGAAGCGATTCATGGTGTCGGCAGTTTCGGCGGCAGCGGCTCGCCGTCAGGCGCACCCGGTCGCGGCGGCGCTCCGGCGCCAGCAGGCACGCCGTCGCCGAGCGCGGGACCGGCAGCGGCGGCAGCATCGCAATTCTACGGACCGCAAGCGCTCGATACGTTTGGAATCTTCAGCGGCACATTGCCGCCCGGTCTGGCGAGTTATGGCTCAAGCGGGCTTGAGACGTTCAACCTGTTCTCGCCCGGCGCTCTGCCACAATACAAGATGGGCACAGACTATGTACCTGAGACGGGTCTCGCGCTCGTGCATAAAGGCGAAGCAATCATTCCGGCAGGGCAGAACGGCAAAGGCTTAACGATCAACATCAGCATCGGAACATGGCTCGGCGACTCGGCAAGCGTCAAGATGCTCGTCTCGCAGATTCGCAGCGAGATCGCCTCGCAGCTCAATGACTTCGTGCAATTCGGCGGCGGTCGATTGCTCGCGACGGGGCTGCGCTAAATGGCTGCGCCGCGCATCAGCTACACGATCTTGACGTCGCCAGTATCGACATTGACGATCGATCCCGGCGTGCCTTCAATCTTCTCAATGAAGCCGCGTCCACCTGTCACCGTGAATGTCTCGATGACGGGACTGCGCGAATTCATCATCACCCCTCGCGTCGACATCTCGGTGCACATGGAATTTCCTGTCACGCCGCTCGACACGATTTCGCAACTCGTCAAGCTCATCAACTGGTATCAACACGCATGCCGGGGCGGCGCGTGGAGTTTTGCGATGGACTCGGCGAAAGTCGTCGACACGACAGTCAGCGGCGCGAGTCTCGGCGCAACGTCGATCGTCGTCGCCAGTGCGACAGGCATCAACAGCGGCCAGATCTATAAGCTGATCGACGGCGGGTACTATCAAGAGATTCTCGTCTCTGGAACGAGCGGCACGACGATCTCGTTTGCGACGACGCCGCTCATCACCGACATCACATCCGGCGCGATTTTCAGAGATCAGCTCTACTTTCCAGCCCAGTTCGCGCAGACGCCAGACTCGCCGATCGTGCTCGCCGATGCCGGTATCGCGACATGGCCGCTGACGCGACCCTTTCGGCTCGTTATTGACTTCATGGAGAAAGTTGCTTGAGCAATACGCTGCCTGTCTATGCGCTGCTGATCACGAATAAGGACGGCAGCGGCACGGGCTATCGCTGCACATCAGGGCGCACGCTGAATGGTGGACTATTCGACGCGGCGAGTCCTCTCTTGCTGCCCGGCTCGATCTCGCGCACATGCGATCCTCGAGAAGCGCGATTCAATACATCGACGCTCGGCGTGCAATTGCTCGACATCAACGGCGAAATCACGGCGATCATCTCAACGCTCGCAGGCAAACTCGCGACGCTGTACTCTGTCGAATTCGGCGCGAACTTCTCGACAAAGCGCACGATCTTTGTCGGCGTCATTCAAGAGTTCTCGCAGACAGAAAACGGCTACGGATTGAGCATCGCATCACCGATCGTGCTTGCCGACAAGACGTTATTCGACGGCGCGAAGAGTCAACTGTCATTCAGCATCGGCAGCGGCGACACGTCGGCGATCATCGACGATGCATCGGGCGGCGTTCAAGGCTTTCAAGATACCGGCTTTGTGTTGATTGATTCTGAGCGCATTGCCTATGCGACTTGCATCTTCGGCGGCTCGACATGGACGCTCGGCGGTTTGACGCGCGGCGTGAACGGCAGCAGCGCGGCATCTCATGCGGCGCATGCGGTCGTCGAGGAGCTGTTCATTCTCGGTCCTGCGCATCCCTACGACATTCTCGCCGACATCTTTTCAGATCCGGCATCCTCGAAGACCGGCTTAGGGATGGCTGACTTTATCGACACGGCGAACTTCGCTGCGGCGAAAAGCGCGATCGGCTCAACGCTTGAGATGAGCTTCGAGATCACGACAGGCGAAAACGCAAAAGCATGGATGGAAAACGAGATCTTTCGAGCGACCGGCGCCTATCCGTTCGAAAGCAATGCCGGACTGATCTCGATCAAAGCGTTCGCGACTGTCGGCGGCACGTCTGGCGCAGTCAGCGACGCCGATACGCTCGGATGGGCGCAATGGCTCGGCAACTATCCCAAGCGCGTCAACAGCGTGACGATTCGATACGATTACAACTTACAGACAGACAAGTTCGAGAAGACGTTCACGTATAGAGACAACGGGTTATTCGTTCTCGATGGCGACTTTCCGCTGCTGATCGATTCGAAGGGCATCCACAGCGCGTTGACCGACACTGATCTGCTGCTCGCGAATCGCACGCTCGCCTACGTGGCGCGATTCGGCTTGCAACTGCCGACGATCGGCATGCAAACATTCTTCTCGAAGAATACGCTCAGCGTCGCCGACGATATAACGGCGACGTTTCGCCGCTTGGTCAATGTAACAACTGGCACGATCGGCTTGACGAGTGCGGCTTCAGAGATCATCAGTCTCGTCATGCAACTGCAATCTGGCTCGATGATGCAGTTCGAGATCTTCATGCATCCACCGACGTTCGAGACGCTTGTGCCAGATGGTGAGCCGGGTATCGCCAGCGAAGAAGCCGCGCTGAGTCTCGTCAGCGCTCCAACGCTCGTGACTGCTTAAAACTATGCCTTTCACAACACGCGGTCTCGCGCTCATGTTCGATTGGAGCTTTCGCGCAGCGTCGCGACCAGCTCATTTTTATCTCGCAATGTTCACGGCAACGAATCCGCCGACGCATGCGACGAAGACGATGAGCGAACTCGTCGAGATCGCCAGCGGTCACGGCTATTCGACAGGCGGCTTTCAACTCAATCCGAACAGTACAGACTTCAACAATCTCACCGAAGACGACACGCGCGCATTCACAGATCTCGATGTGAAGACGATCGCGTTCACGGCGTCAGGCGGCGACATTCCGGCTTCTGGCAGTCCCGCGCTCTATCTGGCGCTGACGACTGATGAATCGACAGTCGCAAACAGACAAATCGTCTGGTATCAAACCTTTCGCAGTCCGCACACGATTCTATCGGGCTTGACGTTTACGATCTCGGGCATCACCGAGCGCATTCGAGGAGGATCAGTGATCAAAAGCATCCAACGCGGCACGATCTCAATGAGTGCGGTGTCGAGTGCGACAGCAACGATCTCAGCAGTCGATGTCACGAAGTCGGTAATCGAACCGCTCGGCATTTCTCTTGTAAATTCCGGCGCTCAGGATCCACAAGCGACCGAAGTACGGCTTCAATTGACGAACTCGACGACAGTGACAGCCGTGCGCGGCACAAACACGATCTCGATCTCGATCGAATTTCAGGTCACAGAGTATTGGTAAAACTATGTCGACTGAATTGAAAACTTTCGTGCAGCTCGACAGCAACGGTATTGTCGTTGCTCAAATACAAGCGGCCGACGCGCCAAAAGGCGCGAACATTGTCGACGTGACCGGGCGCGACGGCGCATTCGGCGGCTTGAAGTACGATCGCGCAACAAACGCGTTTCTCGACACGACGCCGGTCGATGCTCGACCGCTCGCGACAGTGCTGCTCTATGCGCCAAACGACAAGACGAAGACGCTCAAGACTGAATGGATGATCAATGAACCGATCAGCATCGAAGTCACGATCACTGATCAGAACAATGCTGTCGTCACTGGCTTCTCAGGCAGCTTCGGCATTCCCATAATGCGCTATGATCCCGTGCTCAAGCTGTTCACTGGACCACCGCGGCGCCTGAAGCTCGACTTCGTGTCAGGCATCGCGACGCGAGACTTCGCAGGCTTCGCTGAGAGCGGCGACTATGGTATCGATGAGCGCGTCTCTGTCGTCGCGAAAGTCGCGCTGCCGCTCATCATCAGCGTGCTCGAATGAGGCATTCGTGCGTCGGCGCATCGTTCGTCTTTATCGTAATTTTTGGCATCGTGCGCGCAAGCTGGCTTGAGCAGTTAGGCTATGCGATCGCATCAGGCATCGGCACTTTTATATTTATCATTCTAGTCAATGAGATCGATCAGAGGAGTCGATTCAACGCAGCAGAGGATCTGCGCGGCAGCACTGAGAGGGCAATCGCAGACAGTGATCAAAAAGACGCTCGCGCTCGTTCTAATTATCTTTTGTTTCATATTTGTGATGCATTACCTGCCGGAGCCACCGCTGACATCGAACGAAATTCGATTGCATCAGACGGCGCGCGACATGATCAACAGCCGAGCGATGAAGGATCTGCTCTGGATGACTCGCGGCGTCGAGCCGCAGATTCATCTCACGACTGAGCTGCCGCAGGATCGCCCCGCTGCCGTCGTCGAGATCAATATCTACTGGCTTGCTGCGCTCTGCGCGGCGCTGACTGCAGCCTACACGCTGTTGACGAAGGTGCTGATCGGTCCAATAATCGGCGAGCAGGTGCGCGCGATCTCGATCAGCAAAGAGTTCTTTCTCGAAGCGCATCGCAATCTGCGACGCGACGTCGACAAGCACATTCGCACAACTGAGAAAGAACTCGACAACATCTGGAAAGAACTTCGATCGAAATAGAGAAGAGGCAGAAAACTGTGATTCGCACGCCGAAACAAATCTGGACCGACGAGCCGGTTATGCTCATCAATCTCTTCAATGCTGGCATCACAATGCTGGTCGCATTCGGGATCAAGTTGTCGACAGAGCAGGTCGCCGCGATTGCGACGTTTACGACGCTCATGGGCGGCATGATCACGCGTTCACGAGTAAGCCCCTCTGCGCCGACTAAGGGAGATAATCAATGAATACGATTCTGCTTGCGGCTGCGGCGATTCTGATCTTGTTGCAGGCGATTGGCACGACGTCGCGCATTCAACTCGGATGGCTCGGTCTGTTCTTCTGGCTTCTGTCGATCTTGCTTCTGCGTTAGCCAATCGAAGGCGCTGACTTCGGCGATGGCAATCGGAATCATCATCAAGAGCATCAGCAGAAACGGCTCAAGCGCAAGACGCCAAAAGGCCGCGCTCATATCATGCCGCGCCGAACGGCAATCCAGAACAAATAGGCTAGCGCACTAAAGAAGATCGACATGCCAGCCGCAAAGAGCACGCGCCGAATGCCGAGCATGATGAGGTATTGCCCGATGGCCCGTCGAATGTCGGACTGACAGGCGATCACTAACGCGCCCAGTAGATAGACGCAGGGCCAGCCGACCAACCGCATTGCATCACTCATTGTGTTCCACCTTTCAGCCGTTCGATCTCGGCGGCTTGCTTGTTTAGGTTTTCCTGATAGCCTGCGGCGAGTTTACTGATTTCTTCCTTCATCAGATTCACCCGCTCTCGAAGCGCGTCGCGCTCTTTCTTCAGCAAGTCATATTCAGCGCCAAGTTTGATGGCAACTTCGTGCCAGTATCTCTCCTGCTTTTCAATCTCGCGTAATTCATCAATTCGTTGTAGGAAATCAATCTCGCAGGTTGGGTGTCCTTCCACTTTGCCGCCAAGTCGCGCAATAGTCATGTGACGTTGAGCAATCAGGCAGTCATTTTTTAGCTTCAGGCCATCCCGTTCAGCCAGCAGCGCGTCGACAGCTCTGATAATGTTGTGAGCCTTCACGCCAAACTTCAGCAGTTTGTGTTTCATCAAGAATTCAATAAGTTCATTAAACCAAGCCAGCAGCGCCGGATATTTGCAGTCATAGCTATCGTGACACTGACCGCGACATCCGCAGTCTCGCGTCTCGTCGCTCATTTCTTTTCCTCCAACATCTTCAAGAAGGCTTCGTTGTCGCGTATCTGAAACATGCTGCGTTGATCTCGCTGCTCCATCTCTACTCGAATGTATGCCGCGTTCACGCAGTCAAAACAGCGTCCCGAAGCATCTGGACCATTGGCACCACAAAGCCTGCACTTGTCGAGTCGTTCGGGGTTCATTTTGTCGGATTCCTGTAGCAAGCGTCTAGCGTCTGCTCAACCTGCTTTGCCACAAACCCACTTAGCTTTTTGAGCAAGCGGCCACAGGTAAGACACCTGTATTTGTAGGGCTTCTCGTCATTGACATATCGGAATGCCCCGACCTCAAGCATGTGGCAGTGATCCTTTATTGCGCGATAATCCGTCCTAGCAATCATGATTTTCTAAATCCTTTCAAGTTCGTTCGGGGGTCATTTCAGGAGTCCTTTCCAGCGGGCATAGGCTGTTGCCAGCGCCTCTTCTTTAGTCTTGGCCGCTGCGTAAAATTCGGTCGTCCATACTCCCTCATCGCTCGATCCAATACAGCACACGTTCATTGATCCATCATTCCAGCGCGAGAATTGAACCATCTTGCCGGACGCTAAGATCTGCTCCAGTAGCATGAGCGGCATCGCTGGGTCGGTGGTCATATCGCGGGGCACAAAATGAGCGAACTCGTCATGATCGCTAATCATCCAACATTGCGTTCCACGGGCATATCCAAACGCTTCAATATGCGCCTTCACATCTAGCGTTCTCAGCGGCTCAATGCTTTCCGCGATCAACCGGCTCAGTTCGTCGGTGGTGGGGTTCATTCCACGTCCTCCGTATCGTCATAGGCTGCCCGCGCAAGGTCGATTGCTTCTCGCAGCGAATCTCCATCTACGTCGAAGGTGTCAATTCGCAGACCCACCATAAACGGGTCGTTACTTGTGCGGATTTGGATAACCGGCGCTGGTATCTTATCCAGCAGCCAACTCAGCCAGTCCAGTCGTTCCGTATCGTTCATTCGCCCTCCAGTTCGTCGGGGGTGGGGTTGGTCATTGGGCGGCCTGCAATCGACGCACGAGTATTAACTGTCCGTCGTCAAACAAGGCGACGAATTCAAACTCTTCATTCGTAATCGGGTGCGAAGTGTAGAAATTCACCGACCCGGTCAGCTTGAAATCCACTGGC